CAATCAATGCAACAAATTGATCGTCTAGGGGCATTTGAAAAAGATGATGAAGCCGGTACCACTTTCCAAATGCTTCAACAAGTAATAACCGAATTAAAAACTGAATTTGATGACCCCGAAGAAAAAGAAAACTACTAGTAATTATTTTACTAAAATTACTGATATTGCAATAATTGCATATAATAAATCAGAAAGTCCAGTATTGCGAGAAAAGATCTATCGACGATTTATATATCCAGCATTAATGAAGTTAACAGAAAATATCATTAATAAAATGAAACCAGATTACATTGATTCATCATTTATGGATTTGCAAACCGATTTAGTTACTCACTTAACTTCAAAATTGGACAAGTTTAAACCAGACTCTGGTAAAGCATATTCATATTATACACGAACATCATTTAATTATTTAATTGCCGAAAATCAAAAAGCATATTCGAAGTTAAAAAATAATGCCGAAGAATTAGATGTTGATGAACAACGCAATGTATTGATTGAAATTCATAATGATGAAATGCGAGATACCATGAAATATTTTATGGACGCATTTATAAATCATTGTTATACTAATTTAAATTTTATTTTTAATAATCAAGCCGATATACATGTAGCTGATTCTATTCTTCATATATTTGAGTCTCGAGAAATTATCGAAGATTTTAATAAAAAGGCGTTGTATATTTTAATTCGAGAAAGAACCGGATTAATAACTAATAATATAACAAGAGTTGTTAAGATATTAAAAGATATATACAATAAAAAATTCAGAGAGTATGAACGTAATAATTTCGTAAATTTGCCATTTTGATATTTATATGAAAAGATTCATATGGATATAAATGAAGAGTTATTTAAAGGCGTTAAATTTTCTGATTTAATGTCCGATGTATATCATAATTCAAAGAAAAAAGATAGACAAATATCGCAACTAATATCACAATTACAGCCGTTGATACGTAATGCGTCTGATGCGACTGTAATTGTTCCTTTAATAAAAGAGTACCTCGAAGTTGGTGTTAAAAATGATGACCATTTGGTTAAATTAACAGCAATTGCTCAGAGGTATATTTCTACAAAACAAACAATTCAAGGTAATGATAGTTTATTAAGTGATGAAGAAAAAGAAGAATTGTTACGAATGGCAGATTCTGATCTAGATGCTGATTTAGAAAAATTAAATAATGAAATGCAAAATATAAAACACACTGTTGTTAAGAATTCTGAAATAAATGAATGATTTAAATAACATAGAATTATGCGTTGCGGAAGTATTAGAGGTTCAGCCATATAATACTTATAAACATATTTCAACTGTACAGGAAACTGATACTAATAATTATGCGACGACTGATATATTATTTTCGGTTCGTGCTAAAATTGACGGAATTGTAAATAAACCTATTATACAAGCAAAACCGTTAAATATCGGAATTAAAAAAATACCATTAATTGGTGAACTAATATTAGTATTTAAATTAAATAGTAGATATCAAAGTATATTAAATCAAGAACAATGGTTTTACATATCAACTGTAGATTTAAATTCATCGATTAATCACAATTCGATGCCCGGTTATACTAATAATAAAAACGAAACTGTTAGTAATACTATTGGTAAAACTATTAACGAAAAAATAATATCTCCATTACAACCATTCGAGGGAGATTCTTTATTCGAAGGACGATGGGGCAATAGTATACGATTAGGAAGTACAATAAAAAGTGATACTGATACTTATACTGTAAAACCAGAATCTTGGCAAGGTGATTTAATTGGAGATCCAATTACTATTATTTCAAATGGCAGACAAAATAAAACTGGCAAGGAATTTGTAATCGAATCCCCAGATACATGTGCATCTTCTATCTATTTAACTACAACACAGCGTATATCAAAGTTAAAATTAAATAATCAGTTAAGAATTGGTGAATCAGAATCTGCTTTTGCAGGTTCGCAACTAATTGGATTTGCCGATCGTATTATTTTAAAAGCAAAAAAAGATATCATTGTATTAGATTCAAAAACCGGAATTGAAATTAATGCACCATTAATTAAATTGGGCGTTAAACCAAATGAAAATAAAGAACCGCTTTTACATAGTACAGCGGTTGATAAATTATTAAGTACGATTATAAGAGTTGTTAATATAGGATTTAAAGATTCAAATGGAACTATATGTACTCCTATAGATACATCACTATCTAGTAATGATATACTACAAGCTAGATTGCAATTATTAAATTATAATATATTAACTGATAAACATAATGATGCAAAATAACTATGCAACAAATTCCTTTAATTTTAGTAAAATCTTTAGTGCCATTACTACTTAAACAGTTAGATTCATTAACTGCATTAGCATCAAATATTTCTAGTAAAGTTTCTGGTATAGTATCTAATAAAAAAATAAAATGTAACGATCCCCGCGTTGTTAGCTTAAAAAAAGATTTAGAAAATTTATCAAAGTTAATTACTGCAATTAATTCATCTTTATCTGGATTAAATAAAATTTTAAATTCATTATCTAAAATTGGCAGATTAGCTCAAGTTTTTAAACTCGTCGGACTAGCAATACCAACAACTGTACCTGGTCCGGTTAGTGCAATTGTTACTAAATTTTCTGACACTGGAATAAACTGTTTATCTGCAGTTGATAGTTTACAAAATTTAGTAACATATGTACAGACGGAATTACAGAAAGTTGCTGGAATTGCAGCAAATGCATTAAACGTAGTCGGATCTATTTGTAATAATGAATATTTTGATACTGATATTGAAACAAAAAAATATATGAATTCATTATCAAATTTAAATCTAGGATCTGATATAAGTTTATCATCTATTAATTTTAATATGAATAGTTCCAGCCCATTTGGTAATAATGGATTATTTGGATTCGGAACTATATCTAATAATAATATAGATAAAAAATTTAATAGCGATTCTCAAGGAATTTATGTTAATAATGGTTTATTTAATAGAACATATATATCAGATTTTTATAATGAATATAATGTTTCTGATACTGATATTGATAATGCATTAAATGTGCTAAACGATCTATTTGAACAACAAAAAGTAGAACTAGGTAATATATTATCAGATCAAGCAAACTTATCGTTTAAAGATAAATTATTATATAATCAAGTTAAACGAACAGATCCTGGTACAGCAGAACAACGAGCTTTATTGTTATATAGGGAAGCTCCGAGCGATGTATATTTTGGTAAATCTATTTTATATGGAACGGATGCAAAATTACAGCCATCGTTAACAGGAAATGAAAATGATATATTTACTGGTGGTAAGATTGATGATTTTTTTGTTGATACTGATAATAAAATGATATACGGACCAAAAGAATCTAATACATCGTGGGGAGAACCTATAAAATATTAAACAATAATATTTATTAATAAAATAATATACATGGATCAGACTAAATTTTTAACTGCTTTAAAGCAAATCGTACGAGAAGAAATACGAAATGTAATTAAACAAGAACTAACAGACATTCTCAGAGAAGGTTTAAAACCTACTATTTCTGAGATGACTCAAAAAACTGTTAATACTAATAAAAATAAAGTAGCATTCAACGAAAATCGTTATGCTAATATACTAAATGAAACGCCAGCAATAAAGGATCAACACGATCCTTTAGAATCATATACCCAATTAATGTCAGAAGGGATTGAAGAATTAAAATTTACTTCAAACCAAGCACAATCATTTCCGATGATGCGACAAACTTCTAAAACAACAATGAATGTACCAAAAATCATGCATGATCCAGAGACAGGAAAAGATTTTGAAATTAAACCAGAAGTTGCTAGTGCATTAACTAGAGATTATTCTGCTTTAATGAAAGCAATGGATTCTAAAAAAAGAAAATAATAAGGTAGATCAATGTCATATGTATATGTATCAAAAAATCAAGTAAAACCAAATGAAATTGCGTATGGGATAGATCTTAACTCAAATTACCCAGGCGTATTTGGTTCAATTTATGATGCAAATAAACAGGCAACTGCAAATTTAAAAAATTTATTGTTTACTAGAAAAGGTGAGCGATATCATAATATTCAATTTGGTACTGGACTTTCGTATATATTATTTGAGCCAAATGTATCAGAATTAAAAGAAGATATTAATAGTATAATACGGGAAGATGTATCATATTGGTTACCATATATTACTATTAATAATATTGAAGTTATAACTGCTGCAGACGATCCTACTTTAGAATATAGCGTTAGAATTACTATATCATATAGCGTTAATATAGATGATCCTAATTTTACAAAACAAATCGTAATATACGCACAAGAAAACGGAATATTAACAATAACAGAAACCCCTTCCGCATGAAAACAAAAAAAGATGTATCGTATTTAGGAAAAGATTTTGGTCAATTTAGAAAAAATTTAATTGATTTTACTAAACAATACTTTCCAAATAATTATACTGATTTTAATGAATCGTCACCAGGTATGATTTTCATTGAGATGGCATCATATGTTGGGGATGTTTTGAGTTATTATACTGATACTAACTTAAAAGAATCTATATTAGAACAAGCTACAGAAAAAGCAAATGTATATGAATTAGCTAGATCATTGGGATATGAAGCAAAAAATGTAATACCATCCATTGTGAAATTAGATGTGTATCAATTAGTGCCAGCTATAGGCACCGGAATTAATGTAGGTCCAGATTATAATTATGCATTATCAATTAAATCTGGAATGCGTGTAAAACAATCGAATGGGACATCTCAATTTAGAACATTGGCCCCAATTAATTTTGCATTTTCATCATCTGCAGATTCTACAGAAGTAACTATATATGATTCTGATACTTCTACTAAATTACCTACATATTTTTTATTAAAAAAACAAGTAACTGCAATATCAGGAGAAGTTAAAACTGCAACATTTACATTTAATTCTCCAGTTGCATACGATAAAATAGTATTACCAGAAACAAATATAATTGAAATATTATCAGTTGAAGAATCAGATGGTGATAATTGGTATCGAGTTCCATATTTAGCTCAAGATACGATATTCGAATCTGTTCCTAATATTATAGAAAATGATCCTGAATTATCACAATATAGAAGTACCGTACCATATTTGTTAAAATTAAAAAAGACTTCTAAACGATTTATAACTCGTACTAGGTCAGATGGCCGTACTGAATTACAATTTGGTGCCGGTATTTCTGATAATAATGATGAAGAAATTATTCCAAATCCAGATAATGTAGGAAATGGATTATCCGGTTTCAGAAGAGATGTTGATGTTGATATAGATCCTTCAAATTTTTTATATACTAGAACATATGGACAAGCACCATCTAACACTACATTAACAGTAATATATACTATTGGCAATGGAATTGCAGATAATGTACCCGCAGGTACCATAAATGAAATTAATTCAATTGAATATTTCGAAGATATAAACTCAACAAGAAGCGGTGCAATTTTAAATTATGTAAAAACAACTGTTGCGGTTAATAACGAAACGCCAGCAGCTGGTGGTAAATCTGGTGATTCGGTACAAGATATTAAAAATAATGCATTAGCAAATTTTGCTACACAAAATCGTTTGGTAACTAAAGATGATTATATAATACGAGCATATAGTATGCCAGTAAATTATGGTAGTGTATCAAAAACGTATATTGTTCCTGACGATCAAATAACACAACAGGATTTATTAATAAGTAGAACTCCAAATCCGCTAGCATTGAATATGTATGTGTTAGGATACAATGAAAATAAACAACTAACTATATTAAATGATGCAATTAAAGAAAATCTAAAAACGTATCTAGGATATTATAGAATGTTAACTGATGCGGTTAATATAAAAAATGCATTTATAATTAATATAGGTGTAGATTTTAAAATATCAGTTTTACCTAATTATAACAGTAATGATGTATTAATTCGTTGCATTGATGCATTAAAAATATATTTTAGTATCGATAAATGGCAAATAAATCAACCAATTATTAAATCAGAAGTATTAAACACATTAGGAAATATTAAAGGTGTACAATCAGTATTCAGTGTTGAGTTTAAAAATCTTTATGATTCGGATTCAGGGTATTCTGGAAATATATATGATTTAGCATCAGCTGACAGAAAAGGTATTTTATACCCTAGTTTAGATCCTAGTATATTCGAAGTTAAATTTCCAAATAAAGATATTACGGGACAAGTGCTAACTTATTAATCTTTATATTTATATATAAAAGGATTAATAAATGGGAGTACTTTCTACAAACCGCAATCAAATTGTTCCTGGTGGATTAATTTCTGCTAGTTTTGTTTCTGATTTATACAATGTATTAACTGGCAATGTATATGATACTGTACAGTTATCTGGTTCATTAAATGTAACTGGTAGTATTATTGGAACTATAACTACAGCATCATATGCATTAAATGCGCAATCTGCAGTAACTTCATCGTATGCATTAACATATATAGAAATAGATCCAGTTTTTGTTTCTAAATCTGGTTCTTTTGCTACTACCGGATCGAATATATTTACAACTACGCAAACTATTAGTAGTTCTAGTATCGTATTATCACAAGTATCTTCTAGTTTAAATTTTGCTAATGATGTTGATGCTGCAATAGGCGGCGTACCATTAGGTGGATTATATAGAAGCGGTAGCTTTGTATTAATACGTTTATCATAACAAGGATAAATCATGTTTAGAATATTTTATGCAGAAAAAGATGCAACGCTATATGAATCGTTGCCAGATTATAATACTGGTTTAGATGAGATACTAGAAATTGGTAAACGATTAGGTACCGATGGTAGCACTCTTCAAAAATCTAGAAGTGTTGTAAAATTTGATATGTCAGAAATACAATCTGCATTATCAAAATATTCTGTTGATTTAAATGATTGTAAATTTTTATTACAATTGTACACTACAACTGCAAAAAATCTTCCTGCAGAATATACAATTACTGCAAATGTATTAGCACAAGATTGGATTAATGGAACTGGGTTTCAAGAATCTAATCCTGTTATTGGAAATGGTATTACGTGGAATTATCCAATAACAGGATCTATGTGGATATCTAGTAGTCAGCAAATACAAGTAAACAGTTCATCATTATATATATCAGGATCGGGTAAAGGTGGTAGTTGGTTATATCAGTCCGGAAGTGGGGTGTTTAATCAATCATTTTTTAATCAATCATTTTTTAGTCAACCCGGATTGGGTAATTCAGAAGATTTTTCATATCGCCCAACTGATTTAAATATTGATGTAACAGATGCAGTTAAACTATGGATTAGTGGTAGTGGTGGTCATTCGATTGATAATAATGGATTCTTATTAAGATTTTCTGATTCTGATGAATTAAATGATTTAATAACAGGATATATACGTTTTTTTAGTAGAGAAACACATACTATATATGTTCCTAAATTAACGATGTATTGGGATAATAGCACATTTACAACGGGATCGTTAACTTCGGTAGATTTAGAGTCATATTCAGCATATACCGGTGTTAAACCTCAATATAAAGATACAGAAATTGCTAAGATACGATTGTTTTGTAGAGATAAATTTCCTAGAAAATCTCCAACGAACTTAGCTCCATATCAAACCGTAAAGTATTTACCTGCTACTACGTATTATACAGTATTAGATGCAGCTACAGACGAAGTCATAATTCCTTATGATAATATTTATAATAAAGTAAGTTGTGACTCTACTAGCAATTTTATTTATATTGATATGAATGGGTTTATGCCAGAACGATATTATCGTTTAGAATTCAAAATAGTAGATGGGTTCACCGAACAATATATAACTGATTCAATTTATTTTAAAGTGGTTAGATAATAAAATATTATGCCTAATATACCAGCATCAATAATTCGATTACAACAAGATAATAGTTCAAGAGATACTTTTGACGCCGTACAGGCTTCTGGACCTTCTATGGATTTTCAAGGTGGTAATAATAACGTTACTACTACTTTTGTTAAAAAAACTAAAGATGAAACAGTTTATGAAGAAGTGTTACCGGAAGTACAACGAGAATTGGTAGTAAAATATGATAATAATATAACCGCGGTTTCTAATTATTCATATGTTCATAAAAGAGACAATGCTGGTAATATTACATTTGAAGAAAATGCAACTGATAATCAATTATTAATTATAGAACCTATAACTTATAAATTTAATACTTCGTTTATTAATAAAACAATTAATACTAGATTTTCATACTTTCAATTTCCGGCTACGTCGATTGCTTCGATTGATAGTCCTGAGTTTGAAAAATTAAATCAAGCATTAGATGTTACATTTAGAGAATTGCGAACAGTTAATGTAGATAACTTCGTAGCTGCAGGAGAAAGTTTTATTTCTGATGTTGGTAATACAGTATCATCGGCTACAAATGCAGTTGATGTGATAACAAACGCAATTGACAATGCAACATTTAACGATGTTGCATTAACACAGCGACAAATAGAACAGTCTGCAGGATATAATCGACCAAATTAATAATTAATTAAATAATTTTTGAGTATACATGTTAAGTCAATATAAAAATATACAAGAAATTCGTAATAATATAAATGGATCTACATTTGGATTACGTTTTTCTGATCGAGAATTAAAATTATTAAATCGATCGGTTTCTATAGTAAAAGAAACAGCATTTAAGAATATAGAACTTCATGTATATTCAGATGAAACATGGATAACAGGAAATCACACAGTAACATTACAACATGCAGTTCCTAGTATTACTAATACAGAGACTAATGAATTATTACAGTTTACAGGCGTTCCGCTTTCGATTGATTTATATAAACATTTATCTGATTTAAAATTAACCGCAGGTAAATTTAAATTTGTTATAAACTTTTTTGAAAATTTAATTGGTAGTTATACCGAGCAGTACTTAGTAATAGATGAAATTTCTCCTGATCGTACTGAATTACGATTACGAGTAATTAATTCCGATGATAGTAATTTAATACAACAATTAACGAATTATACGAATACTGTACAACGACAACATACATCTAAAGAAATATATACGCAGTATTTATTAAATTTTGGAAGAAATAAAACTTTAAGTTTTGTAAACAGTGTTGTAATTGGAGAGTACATTTATATTAAATTATATGATGTATTACCTGATGAATTTGATGTTAATTTTAAATGTTGGATTGTAAGTGAAGAAAAATTACCATATATTGATAATTTTCATATACAATTAGAACAAGAAACAAAAACATATAATACATTAGCTCCAGCCAATTGGCAAGCAAATTCTGATCATTTAGTTTCATCAGAAACTGGAATTAAAAATTGGAATGATTTGTTAGGCTCATCTGTACAAACATCACAGCAAATCATTGATTCATATTTTTCCGGAAGTTTATCGGGAATTAAATTAAACATAGATTATACAGATTTTAATAATTTCATTTTTTATAGCTCAGCAGAAGAACGATTAAACAATTTTAAATATAAATTAGAATTATTAGAATATTATGATTCTCAGATTGCAATATTGCAAACTATTTCGGGATCTGATGCTACTACTAATATAACTGATTATGAAAATAATAAACAATCATTGACTGGTGGATTTGATAATTTTGAAAAATTTTTATATTATGAATCTTCATCAAAATTAACATCAAATGAAATACCACATGAATCTCCAACGGTTGCTGAATTAACGGGTAGTTATATATCACCAGTCCCAAAAACTAATTCTACATATCCATATACATTATATTCATCAACTAGTAGTATTTTTACGAATTGGTTTGCATCTGCAAGTAGTAATGCAAATTATTATGATATAAAAAACATTAATAAATTAACAAATACGCTGCCGACAGTTATTTCACAGAATGATACTACATCGGATATGTTTACATTTGTTAATATGTTAGGACATCATTTTGATATACTACATACATATATTAAACATACATCTTTATTATATAAACGAGAAGAAAATCCTAAATTAGGTTTACCAAATGAATTATTATATTCGGTTGCTAGGCAGTTTGGATGGAATTTACAAGATGGTAATCAGTATCAAGATTTATGGCAATATGTTTTAGGAACAAATGAATCAGGAACGCCATTAACTGGGTCAAATACCGTTGGAGATCCATCAGTACCAGGTAAAGATATGACTTACACCGTGTGGCGTCGTATTGTTAATAATTTACCGTTATTACTTAAATCTAAAGGCACTAAACGAAGCGTACAAGCATTATTATCATGTTATGGAATACCTAACTCATTAATTAGTATTAATGAATATGGTGGGCCTAGAATTGAACGTACTCCGGTATATGAAAAATTAAATTTTGATTATGCGTTAGATTTAATTAATAATACAGCTGGGACTGTTATAATTAATTACAGTCAATCTGTTGATAGTTACGAAATGCGATTCCGTACGGATGATGTAGTTACAAATCCATTGTTACCAACCACAATGAATTTAGTTAATATTAGTGGAAATAATGTTACTTTAAATTATACTCGTGGAAATTTAGGTACAATAAAAATTAACGGAACTGCGTCAGCTAATATAGAATTATTTGATGGCGCATGGTTAAATTTATTGCTTCTAGAAAGAAATTCAAATTTAGATTTATATGTTAAAAAATCTAAATATGGTAAAATTGTAGCATCAGTTTCTTCTTCTGCGACCGGATCGTTTGGTTTATCTGGATCTATTATTTTAGGTAGTACATCTACAGGAGCTTCTAGATTGCAAGGAGAATTGCAAGAAGTTCGATTGTGGTCTGGAAGTTTGTCATTAGATTCATTTGCTAATCACACAAAAGCACCAGCTGCATATAATGGAACTACTGATGCATATAATGAATTGGTATTTCGATTACCATTAACCCAAAAAGTTAATCATTCTACTACATCTAGTTTACTAGGAGTTGAACCAAATCAATCTACGATATCGGCATCATTTTCTGGATGGTCAACATCGGAACCATATGATTCAATTGAAGAAACATATTACTTTGATGGTATATCATTAGGTGCTGGTACATATGATGATAATAAAATACGAATTGAATCTAGTTCATTGGTTGGTAATCTAGATATTAAAACGAGAGCAGAACGTAGTCAATATGATACTGCACCATTAGATAGTAAAAAATTAGGAGTATATTTTTCTCCGCAAACAATGATAGATGAAGATATCATTGCACAATTAGGATTTACCGAATTAGATTCTTATATCGGAGATCCGGGTAACTTAGATAAACATTCATATCCATTATTAAAATGGAAATCTAGAGATTATTGGAAAAAATACTCTGGACGCAATGACATTAATTCATATATACGAATATTCTCATTATTTGATTTATCATTTTTTAAACAATTAGATCAATTATTACCAGCTAGGGTAGATAAATTAACTGGTTTATTGATACAACCAAATATATTAGAACGTAATAAAGATTCGTTATTGCCTATAGTTAGCCGTACGGATAATACGTATGAAACATCAATATATACATATCCAGATATGTTTGGAGAATATGTGTATTATACATCTAGTATAAATGGTGGTAGTATATATTCATTAACTGCAATGGATGATGATCAGTTATCGTTTTATATTTCAACTTTAGGAGATAGTAAATATAATGGATTTGATTATTCATATACATATTTAACTAGATCGGGCAGTGCTTATATTACAGCATCAGCACCGTATTGGCAATCAGAATTTCAATGCCCTACTATAATTAACGGCAGAGTATCAAAACAATTTAAAACAGTTGAAACTTATTATTCGGCAAGTAATTTATATACTAGATTAATACAATCGGATGTATCTGAGTATCGTCCAACTCGAGTTTTGAGACAAAGATATAATGGATCTAAAATGAATTCGGCTGATTTTAATATAAAATCTCGAGATACATATGATGGTGGACCGGTAGTTGAAATAATAACTACTAATCCAAATCAATTGATATATGATGGCGGTCCAGCAAAAGGAAAATTTACATTGGGTGGCTCTAATGAATTATAAATTTTAAATTAAAAAATCTTAACTAATAATATTTATATAAAAAAGAAAACGAATATGGGATATTTAGATAATTCAAGTGTTACGATTGATGCAATCTTAACCGTTAAAGGTCGCGAACTTTTAGCAAAAGGGACATCGGATTTTACAATAACACAATTTGCGCTGGGTGATGATGAGGTAGATTATAGATTATGGAATCCAGAACATCCATTAGGTACAAATTATTATGGTATTGCGATTGAAAATATGCCAATACTAGAAGCTATACCTGATGAAACTCAAGCATTACGTTATAAATTAGTAACATTACCAAAACAATCTACTAATATACCAGTAATATCTGTTGGAAAATCAGCAATTACCTTAATTGCTCCAGGAGCGAGTGATGTTATATCTCCTGACACAACTAACTTTAAAGGCGGTAATTCTACCTTAGGATACACGGCAATACTTTCAGATTCAACCGTTGCTGATATACAAGCTACTAAATTAGTTAATAGTAATATATTACCATCGACTCCTAGATTTATTGGTTCGAATGCAGATGCGCAAAGTGTCGCAGTGTCTGGCTTTGAATTTAAAATTATTGCTAAAATGCAAATGATTGAAGATAAAACAGCTACAATAACAATTATTGGAAATGAAACTGGTGGAAGTGTTACTATTAATTTAACGGTTAAAAAAGTTACTTCAGCAACTAAAATTTAATAGATAAAATGACTATGTATAAAAATAAAATCAATAAATTAAAAAGTTTGCCTAGAATTGGACTATTTCCACGATTTGATAGAACTATACCTTTGGATGCTAGTAATAATAGTCGAAATGCATTCGAAAATCTACAATTTACTCAAGCTTCTAATAATCCATTTATATCAGATGTACCGGTATTTACTCAACAACCAGTAACATTTGCAGAAGACAGGACACCAATTGGGCCTCCGCAGATTATTCCCGATGTGCCAATTTTCAGAGATCGTGTAGCACCAACATTTTCTTCATTGCAACCAATTAGCCAAACTACAGCGACCACAGTTAATGTTCAAGAATTAGCTAGGCAGTTAGCAAATGATATAATTGCCGAAAATGCTAGGTTATCAGCAGCAACAAAAAAAGGTAAAATTTATAGTAGATTTGAACGAGATAATGATATTATAGAAGATCAAATTGAAACTATAACATCAGCTGTTTGGAGTAATGGTGAAGCTCAATTAACTACATTTTTTACATCATCAGCTCAAACTAATACACAAAAAAGATATTATGCAGAAGTATATGATGGCAATCCTGTAAGTAGTTCATCATTATCTCAATTTTCTATTGCATATGGCCATGCATTAGGAAGCGGGTCTGATTCAGATCCTAACATGTATGATTTTGCATCAAAATCAGTATATTTTCAAAATAGACAATTATTATTAGATCCGTCTGCTACTAGATTTACTACACAAGGATCTGGAAGTACTGACAGTATATATGCAATTACATTCAATCGTGCAAGACTTAAAGAAAGAATCGATCCAGGCAATTTTGAATTTTCCTTGAGATTTATTAATAGCAGAGCAGTTAATGCGACGGGATCGGTAGTTCTAGGAACTACATTGGTATCACTAATTGATGATTCATCTATTAATTCTGCCCCGACAAGAGGCGCAATGGGTCGTGTATATAATTTAGTTTCTGGATCATTAATTGGTGGCGTATATAATTCATCAGCTCCACAATATTACGGAACGGTATATCCTGAATATGGAATTATTATAGCAGATGGAAATGTTTTAGATCAAAAGTTAGGATTTAAAACAAATTTATCTTCTAGTAGCGAAGGAAATAATCATTTCGTAATGTATCATTCTATATCAGGATCTGCATTATTTACAAATCCAGCTACTAGCGATCCATATGGATTTTATGCTCGTAATTCAGAAAAAATAACTAGCACACATTATTTTGTACGAATAAAAAATAGCGATTATAATTTTTCAAATAATCCTTCATATGTAACTGGCAGTGATGGTCAAATTGCTCAAGCAACATTTATTGGCGATCCAAAAACTTATATTACGACAGTTGGATTATATAATGATCGTACCGAATTAATTGCAGTTGCAAAATTAAGTAAACCATTATTAAAATCATTTTCTAGAGAAGCTCTAATTAGAGTTAAATTAGATTTTTAGATTTATAAAAAATACCGTATTATTAAACCTGCTATATTTATATTATATAGCGGGTTTTTTAATATACGAGCTTTAACATGATAAATAGTATACAAGATAATAGTAAAGAAAATTCAGATTTATATTCTATAGTTTTTAAAAAAATTAAAGATTCTGATTTAAAGGTTAATCCATTTAAATCAAATAAATTATGGAATTTTTCATCTGGTAGTTCTTCTGAATTTCTTACATCTCTGTTTGCATTATATTCTCCATCAACTATAAATTATTTACCGGCATTAGGTACTACATTAAATAATAATATTAGTAATTATCGTACTGACAGTAATGGACGATTGGAAACAATTAATTATTATTCGATTGACCATTTATTTTATAAAAGAAAAGGCGAACCATATAATACATTTGGAGGAAATGATTTAAATAAAACAAAAAAATATTTATATCAATCAGCTTCGATATTATCATTTCCACAAAATAAAATTGGATTAGGAATAAAACCAGAATCATTTACTGTTAATACTAATGGTGCTACTATTGGTATATATGGAGCTAGTTCATATGGGTTATCATATTATGGTATAGGATCAGAAAATACATATACATACACCATACAATCAGATCGTTATGGAAACTTATATGATTCTACATATAATACCGCATCAATTGTTTCTGGTGTGATGCTATATGAAGGATTTAATGAATATTTTGATTCTACTAGAATTAAATATGAATCTGCGGGTATAGAATATATACCAGGAGTACCAGTAACAACTGGTGGGAGTGGTTCTGTGGGATTAGCAGCAAAATTTTCTAATGGATATATTAAAACAGATTTAACAGGTGATTATAATAGAAATAATAATTATGCAATTTCATTTTATATATCAGCATCTAATCTATCTTCAGCAAATCAATTGATATTAGGTAAACTATCTAATTCAAATATAACACAATATCCATTTAAAATTGAATTAAGCGGAAGTAGTAAATTGGTATTTTCTACATCGGCTGCTAGCAATATGAATAGTATGATTACATCTTCGATTGCAGTTACTGATTGGAAACATGTTTTATGTCAGAAATCTGGCAGTTACATGCAATTATATATTGATGGTACATTGCATGCAACTACAATTGCACCATCATTTATTATACCTAATAATTCAATGACATCTAGCGGTCAAATAAATAATTCTAGTTCTTTATATATAGGAGGATATAGCACCAATAACTCAAATTTAACAGGTGTTCTAGATGAAATTAGGATTTATAATAAATCATTAACAACTACAGAAATAAGTGCGTTAGCAGATCGTACGGAAGCAGGAACATTTCTTCAAACAAATCATGTAGGAAATATATTCCATGAACATGGAATTGTGGTAATTTCTAGTCCACATTATCGATACAATACATTATCATTTTTACCATTCGAAGGAAGTTATCGAAGTACTATAGATATCTATGAATTAAGTGCATTAATTAGAGTAGATGCTGGCGAATATAATATGTCACTCAATCCTACGCTTACTAGCGATAATAATATAACATATAAGCCGTTTGTATCAGGAAGTGATTTTAATCCATATATTACTACTATAGGATTGTATGATGATTATGGTAGATTACTAGCAATTGGAAAATTAGCACAACCAATACGAAAACGAAGTGAT